CCTTTCAGATACCCGACGAACTCCTTGTCACCAATCTCTAAGGCGAACTTGATATCTTCGTCAATCAGGGCAATCATCTCTTTCGTGGTAACTTTAGCCATCAGGCATATCCTTTAATGTTTACTCTCTCAACATACCTATTATGCACTATAGTCAAGGTTCTGTCAAGCACTTTTTTCACTTTTTTTCATTTTTTTTTATATTTTCTGGGTGTGTGGGGGAATCGTGGCGATAGGTGACGGATTAAGACTCACACTACTTCACCTTTATTTTAGCCTTTTTAATGTTTGGGTATTTTTGGGTTATTTTGGGATATACTGGGATTATTTATCCGCATTCCTATATACCCTTTGCTTTCCTAACACTATTATTATTCCAACTATTCGTTCTTCTTAGATTATCAAGGTGATTATTCGTAGGATCATCATCAATGTGGTCTATTACAACGGTCTTGCTTATATGGTCATACACAGTAGGCAAGTCTCTAGCAATCTCCCACTCTTCCCATGTTATACCCTCTGGTGGATTGTCATATAATGGAGCCCATGTGTCCATTACTATTTTGTGAACTGTTATTTCTCTACCTACCTGCTTTCCCCATGATTCGTGATAAGCGCCAGAACCATCTTCCCAAAATCCAATTGGTGTTTTTAAATTTATCTCTATACCATAAATTAAACCGTAATCCTGTTTGTCTGTACATCTGTTTGTACATTTCTTTTACTTCATTTTCTGTAAATAGTGTATTGTAGTTTGGGTTATTTGGACTTGGGTTTTCTTTAAACATCTCTAATGCTTTTTCATAACCCTTAATATAAAACTGATAAGCAATAGGATAATTTTTTTTCATTGCTATTCTTATTTGTTTTTCAAATTGTTTACCAATTTTTCTTTTTTGTTGTTTGTTTAAAACAGTTTTATTTGTTGATATAGAAACACAAACAGCATATCGTTGCCTTCTATCTGGATATTCAGATAGCATTGTGTCATCTATAATACATCTTTGAATAAATTGATTATTGCTTTCTGTTGGTTTTGGATTTGGTAATGGCATTATTCATCGTTTTTTTCTAAGATTTTTTTACACCATTTATACATTGCATCATCTTCTATTTTAGAAACTTTATTATCACCACCCCATAATGAAAAAGATATATCACCACAAATTGGTTTATCTTTTTCATCTACATAATCACCACTTACATATTCAAATGCCCTAGATAAATATGCAAATGTTTTCTTTACTATCTCTAATGATAACCCCCTACCTTCAATTAAATCTGTTGCCCTATTTTTACCAACCAAAGTTGCACAAGGATTACCAAATGATTCATTTATTTCTTTCGCTTTCTTTGCTTTTTCTATTGCAGACTTAGGATAATTGCTATAAAGTTCTTCTTTATTTTCATTTGCAAGTGCATCTTCAAGTTCTTCCATTGAACCACAAGGCATAAATACTTCACCATCTTCAGTTTGATGTGAATGGGTTGTAGAGCACCCTATTTGTTCTGCTCTATCCATAGCCTCATTTTCAGTTGCGTAAACTTCATCAGATAAATCTTTTTCATTTCTACTACTCATTGGGTGTCCTTCTGGTAGCAAATCTGTATCGTGCCTTCCACTTCTAAACTTACCATTTTTTAAAGCATAAAGATATGAGTTTACACGAGCCATTGCCCATTGGTCTGGTGAACTTACTGTAGGTCTAACTGATTCTGGATTTGTTCTATAAGCACCAACACCCCTTTTATATACAGCAAATAATGTTCTTACATTTGTTCTTTTTGTTTCATCATCACCAACTTTTTCATTATGGTCGTCTGCTTTTTTTTGTAATGCTTTTCTTAACCTAGCATTCATTTCTTGTTTTTCTTCTTCTTCAATTATTTCTTCTATCACTTCTTCTTCAACAACTTCTTCTTCAACATTTGGTGTAGTGGTTGGAAATGTAACTGTTTCATCAATACCTAAATCTAAATCTGATATTGGTATCATTCCACTTGGTACTAAATAGTCATTCATCACTGGGTTATCTTCATCAACACCATACCCTACTGCCTCTCTTTTTTCATTTGTTGTAAGCCAATAAGACTTAGATAATTGGTCAACTAACTTTGCTTGTTCTGGCATCAGTTCTGGAATAACAGAATAATCAAAATCTAAATATAAATCTTCACCAAATTGTGGAACTAAAAAAGAATTTAAACTATCTCTTAGTTTATTTAATTCTGGTATTACACAATTAGTAAACAACACTTGTCTTGAAGTTCTATAATTATCATAGGTTGCGTGTTCACCTGTTAATAAAAGAACTGGCACACCAAATAGGTTTGCTAAATCTTGTTTACTTGCTTTATATGATTCTAATAATTGTAGGTCTGCTGCTGACAATCCAAAGTTTACCCAACTAAATTTCTTTCCAGTAATCATTATATCATTAGCAGATTTTGTTCCTTGAAAGTTTCTTCTAAATGCAGACTTTAATTGTTGTGCTTGTGTGGGTGTTAAGTTATCATCATCTGGTGTAAGCATACCTCTAGCTGATTGATTATGTAAATATTTTAATGATGTTTCTACTGCTTCATTGTTTGTAGTCATAACTCTCATACCTGCTTTTATTGGTGATTGACCGTATAAATGTGAGCCACTACCATCATAATCTGGATTCCAGTCTGCAATATGTAATACTTCATCAGCATCTAAATCATATTTACTATCATTATAATTCATTGTGTATTTTGATACTGGCTTAAATATTCCATCACTTTTTATTTCAATTAAATGTGCAGGTAGGTTATAAAGCTGATATGCAATATCTTTGTTTTCACCACTATCTGGATATATAGAATATATATATCTGTTACCAGTTAATTTACCAAAGCCAATAAGTTCTTCTAAAAATGTACTCCAAGATTGTGTTGGGTTAGGTCTTTGCAATAACTTACTCAAAGCAGAATGTTCAACTTCTTTGAATATATGTTTTCTCATTAACTTAGCTTTTAACAAACTTTCTTCATTTAAAGAATTGCTTGTTAATGCTTTGTATTCTTTTATATTTTGTTCATCAACTTTTTGGTATATTGTATATGGAACTGTTATGGCTGCTTTGCTTATAAGGTTTATTAAAGAATATATTGTAGGGTTGTAAGCATAACCCCTTCTAATAAAATCATCATCATTAATATTTCCAACAACTGTATTCTTTCCCAACACATTATATATAAATCTATTGTATGATTCGTTTGTGTTGGTTTGCCCAAATGCTTTAATGCTATTTCTGATTCTGTCTAAAAAACTTGCCATTGATATAATTTAAAAACAAAAATACATAAAATATTTAAACTATGACTAACTCCTGTTGTCTTGCTAGTCCAGTTGTTACTGCATATCTAAAAGCATCCATTAAATGGTCTTGACCATTTTGTTTTATTTTGTTTATCGTAACTCCATCTTTGTTCGTTTCCCATACATAAAATTGGTATTCGTTTAATAAATTTTTACTTTCTTTTGAAGCATATATTTGATATTCTTTTATCTTGGTAATACCTGCCATCACACTTCCTGCACCTTTAATACTTGGCTTACAATATAATCCAAATCTTCTTAAATCTTCAATGCTCTTTGGTTCGGCACTATCGCAAATAAATATTTCTTCTTGTAATCCTAATGCTTTTATTTCATTAAATAAATCTTCATTTGTTAATCCCTTTTTAAATAATAATTCGTGAACATATAATCTATCATTCTTTCTTCTAACTTCTACTATTGTTGATTCGTCATTTGTAAAACCAAAGTCAATACCATAAGCAACTTCACAATGTTCTTTATCTAGGAAATCTTTATAATCTATCCACTTCCATTTATCATATATCTGTCCTTGCTTAAATGTTGCCCTTTCACCAAGACCATAAACCCTCCATCTATCTTCATCTTGTTCTTTCATTCTTTCTATTTCTTTCTTGATTTCTGGGTCAAGAAAGAAATTATCAGTATAAGTTGTAACAAATAATTCTGCATCTGACCTATTTGAAACTTCATATATCCAATGTATTACATCACTTGGGTTAAAATCTAATATTATTTTTCCTGTTGTTCTTAATGCTAACTGGTTAAAATCTTCTAAAAAGAATTCATTTGCTTCATTAAGAAAACAAATATTTCTTTTTCTCCCTCGTACTTTCATTTCATTATCTAAAGAAATAAATTCGACTAAATGATTTTTATATTGAAAAGTCAATTCAGCTTTGTTAATTTCTGCAAAATAATATATACCAGTTTGTTGAGCAATCTCAATAAAATCCCTATATACACTTCCTTTTA